GGTCTGCTTCGCGAGCATGTGCAGCATGGCGATCTGGGTCACCATCCAGCGGTTTTTAGCCGTCTGCATCACCTCGTTAAGGATCCCGTCGTCTTCACTGCTGCTCATGGCATCGCCCCGCGGTTGCCGGTTCTTTAAGACCAACGTCGGCCCGCCGGGCCGGTTGCTCGACCCCAAGGTTACATCTCGGCGAACTGAAGGCAATTGCCTAGTGAGGCTCAAAGGCTCCCTATTGTGGAAGTAATCCTGCCGCATAACGCGTGGCGACCGCGCGCGCATCAGATGAAGCTTTGGAATTATTTGCGCGATGGCGGCGAGCGCGCGTTTGCGGTCTGGCATCGCCGCGCCGGCAAGGACGAGGTTTGCCTGCACCATTGCGCGATGGCGGCCTGGGAGCGGCAGGGCAATTACTGGCACTGCCTGCCCGAGTACCTGATGGGCCGGAAGGCGATCTGGACCGCGATCAACGCCCACACCGGCCGGCGCCGCATCGACGAAGTGTTCCCGCTGCATCACCGCGAGACCACCAACGACAACGAAATGTTCATCCGTCTGAAGAATGGATCGACATGGCAGGTCATTGGATCAGATCGCTACGACGCTACCGTCGGTGCGGGTGTGGCTGGGATCACCTACTCCGAGTGGGCGCTGTCGAACCCCAGTGCGTGGACCTACCACCGCCCGATGTTGCAGGAGAACAAGGGCTGGGCGGCGTTCATCACCACGCCCCGCGGCCACAACCACGCCAAGGCGCTGTTCGACTACGCCCTGGGCAATCCAGGCTGGTTCACTGAGCTCCTGACCGCGCGCGAGACCGGCGCGCTGACCGAGCCCGAGCTCGTCGAGGTGCTGAAGGAGTACCAGGCGCTGCACGGCGAGGACGTCGGCCGCGCGCAGTTCGAGCAGGAATATCTGTGCTCGTGGAATGCCGCGATCCTGGGCGCCTTCTATGCGCTCGAGATGGCGAACGTGCGGTCGGAGGACCGTGTCGTCGAGATCGAGGCGCTGCCGTACGCGCCCGTGCATCGCGCCTGGGATCTGGGTGTCAGCGACGACACCTCGATCTGGTGGTTTCAGATGGTCGGCGCGCAGTGCTTCATCCTCGACCATTACGCTGCGAGTGGCGTCGGCCTCGAGCACTATGCCGAAGCGATCGAGCAGCGCCGGCAGGCCTACGGCTGGCGCGACGGCACCGATTACGTGCCGCACGATGCCAAGATCAAGGAGTGGGGCTCAGGCAAGACCCGCGTCGAGACCATGATCTCGATGGATCTGCACCCCGACCTGGTGCCGCTGTCAACGATCGCCGACGGCATCAATGCAGTGCGGCGCCTGCTGCCGCTCTGCGTGTTTCATCCGCGCTGCGAGCAGGGCATCAACGCCCTCGAGCAGTACCGCCGCGAGTGGGATGACGACAAGAAGGCGTTCCGCGCCTCCGCGGTCCACGATTGGACCTCGCATCCCGCCGACGCATTTCGCTACCTCGCGCAGTCCAGGCAGCGCGTGACGCGCATCATCGCTCCGACACCCCAGCCGAGAGGCTGGTTCATTCCGCCGCCGGCCGAGCCGAGGCGGGGAGGGCTCATTTTGTGAGTGACACCAGCAACACCGCCCCGGTCGAAGACGACCTCCGCTATGACGACGAGGAATACAATCCGGCCGTCGAGCCCAAGAAGTCGAAGGCCTGGCTGAATTTGCTGCAGGAGAGCGAGGACGTCTTCGAGACCTACAACGATCATTGCGACAACATCGACAAGACCTACGCCAATCTCGAGCGGCTCGCCAATCGCGCCCGCGATAAAGAATTCCAGATGTTCTGGGCCAATGCCGAGGTGATCAAGCCGTCGATCTATGCGCGGCCTCCGATCCCCGTGGTGGTGCCGAAGTTCATGGACCGTCGGCCGGTCATCCAGGCCGCGGCCGAGTTCATGGAGCGCTGCGCGGTCGTGTCGTTCGATCTCGCCGGCATCGACGAGCTTATGAAGCTGGTGCGCGATGACCTGGCGCTGATCGATCGCGGCATCGCCTGGTGCCGCTACGAGAGCGCCAAGGAAGGCCACGACGACACCGAGAAGGTTTGTATTGATTTCAAGGGCCGTCGCGATTTCCTACACTCGATCTCGCGCAACTGGCGGGAGGTCGAGTGGGTGGCGGCGGCGTCGTATCTGACCCGTGGCGAGGCCCGCAAGCGTTTCTACAAGCACTCCGGCGATGCCTATCAGCGCGCCGAGTACAAGGTGGACAAGGACGGCAAGGCGATCGGCGGCGCCGATCGACGCGAGCGTGCCAAGTTCTGGGAGATCTGGTCGAAGAAGGACCGCCGGGTGCTGTGGGTGTCGATCGGCTGCGAGAACATCCTCGACGAGGACGACCCGCATCTGCATTTGCGCGAATTTTTCCCGTGTCCGAAGCCGGCCTACGGCACCGTGCAGCGCGGCTCGCTGGTGCCGGTCCCAGATGTGCTGCAGTACAAGGATCAACTGGACGAGATCAACCTCCTGACCGGCCGCATCCATGCGCTGTCAGAGGCGATCGAGGCCAAGGGCTTCTACCCGGCCGGCGGCAGCGAGATTGCCGACGCAGTGCAGGCCGCAATCGCCACTAACACACCGGGCCGCGTCCTGGTGCCAATTAGCAATTGGGCGTCGTTCGGCGGATCGAAAGAGGTGATCATCTGGCTGCCGATCGACATGATTGCGCAGACCATCACGGCGTTGGTGACGCTGCGCAAGCAGGTGATCGACGACATCTACCAGATTATGGGATTGAGCGACATCATGCGCGGCTCGACCAACCCTGAGGAGACGCTGGGCGCGCAGGAACTGAAGACCCAGTACGGTTCCGTGCGGATCCGCGACAAGCAAGAGGAAATGGTGCGCCTGGCGCGCGACCTGGTCGAGATCAGCTGCGAGATCATCACCGACAAATTCGAGGACGTCACCATGGTGGAGATGTCACAGACGCAACTGCCGACCAACAGGATGCTCGAGGATCAGGTCAATGCGATGGTGCAGCAGCTGCAAGGGCAGCACCAGCAGATGATGCAGATGACACAGTCGGCGCAGGGCCAGCAGCTGGCACAGCAAAACCCGCAAGCCGCGCAGCAGATGCTGCAGCAGGGCCAGCAGGCGCTGCAGCAGGGCGTCGCTGCGGTTCAGAAGCTTCAGGCGCAGCCGACGGTCGACCAGGTGCTGCGGTTCTTGAAGGATCAGCGCAGCCGCGCCTTCGTGCTCGACATCGAGACCGACAGCACAATCGTGCCGGATGAGCAGGCCGAGAAGAAACAGCGCGCCGAGTTTACCGGCGTGCTGGCGCAGCTGCTGCCGCAACTGGCGCAGATGATCGCGTCGGAGCCGCAGACCGCAAACTTCTGTGGCGAGATTTTGAAATTTGCCACGGCGCCGTACCGCGCCGGCCGCTCGCTCGATGGCGCCATCAACGACCTGGTCGAGCAGATGAAGGCGAAGGGCGATCAGCCGCAGGGCGACGATCCGACCACGGCGCAAAACAAGACCGCCATTCAGATCGAGCAGATGAAGCTGCAGGCGCAGCAGCAGACCGACAAGGCCAAGTTGGATCTGCAGCGCGAGGACATGCAGATGAAGGATGCACAGCACGCCGCCAAGCTGCAGAACGACAAGGACATCGCGATGGCGCAGATGCAGGCGCAGCAGGGCGACAACGCGGCCAAGGCCGAGGTGCAGCAGCAAAAGCTGATGGAAAGCCGCGAGAGCCATCAGGCATCGATGGAAAAGACCGCCCAGGACATGGCGCTGTCGCAACAGAAGGCCGAACTGGCGAAGCAGCAGCAGGCCATGAAGCAGAGCGACATGGCGAACCGCGCCCAGGAGCGCCGCGCCACCCAGCAGTTCAAGATGAGCAATCCAAGTCCGAATGGTGGTGGAGGTCTCGTGCCATGACGTCGAAGCGACAAACCCAGGCCGAGGTCAATTACGGGCGCGGCAACCCGATCGATCATTGCGGCATCTGTAAATTCTACCAGGGTCACCATCGCTGCTCGCGGGTGATGGGCGACATCTCGCCCTATGGGATCTCCGACATCTATGCGCGCGAGAACAATCCGTTCGGCTCGACGCTGAGCCCCAACGAGGTCGCCGCCGTCAAGGCGATGGCGGCCGACGCGGCCGATCGATCGGGTGACTATAGCGGGGCAGGAACAGGCCAGGCGGGGACGGGCCAGGCGGGGATCGCTGCATGAGTTGGCGCGACAAGATCGCTCAGGGGCTGCTTGATGCCTGGTTCGGTAAGAGCGTGGTCACGCATGAGGGCAAGCCGCTGGTGGTCTATCGCGGCGAGCATGGCGTGCCGCCGGAGAGCGGCTTTCAGTCGCGGCTCAACAGCCTGTCGTTTGGCGACCAGAACGCCGCTAACACCTACGCCATGCATCCGAACGATCGCCGCGATTTTGTCGAGGCACCGCGGGTGACGCCCGGCTACCTCAAGATCGAGAACCCGATCATTCACAACACCGACGACCCGTTCGTCGATCTCTCGCATTTGCAGAGCAAACTCGGCACCGACGAGGCGATGCGGATCGCGCGCAAATTCGACAGCGACATCCAGTACACCGGCAATTGGGACGAGAATTATTCGCACCAATACGACAATGTGAAGCACCTGCTCGATCAGAAGCCCGACGAGCTCAGCAATCTCTATTTCGACGCTCACAAATATCTCGATGACCCCGAGGAGGTGCTGCGGCTGAAGCAGCGCGGCTTTGACGGCGCCATCCATATGGGCAATGGCGAGACCGCGACCGATCTCGAATATCGCATTTTCGATCCGGCGAATTTCCGTACCTCGCTGAAGGGCGCTGCCATCGCGGCGCCTGCTGCGGCGCCGGCAATGGGTGCTCTGGTCGATCAGTCTCAGTATCAGGGGCCGGCACCATGAAGCGGCGCTGGCGCAAGGTGGTGTTTTCTGCCGACTGCGATGAGGACGGAAATTGCCCGCATTGCGGCATCGATTATGCCGAGTGTGACTGCCCTGGCCCGACCCAGGACGGGTTTGAGTATCGCATCCGCAACGGCGAGCTCGAGGCGCGCGAGGAGGCCGCATCATGAGCGACTACGGCTACGACCAATACGGCCTGCCGAGCGGCCCAGGCCCAGCCGGGCCCCCTGATGATCCGACCCGCGGTCTGCCACCTTGGGCGATGAGTACGCTTGCCCAGCAAATGTACTACGAGCCCCAGGGCACCATGTGGCCGGATCCGGCCGCGCGACCCAAGCCTGCCCCATCGCCTGGCCCGGATCCGTTGCCACCTGGTGTCTTTCCCGAGGCCGATGTCGCGACCACCCGCAATCCGATCGCCGAGCGGGTGACGGACGCCGCGATCCCGTCGTCACCGCTCGATTTCGGAATGATGCTGGCGACCGGCGGCGGCAGTATTCCCTTGAGGATGGGTGCGCTGGCCGCAGGCGCCGCGCTCGACAGCGACGAGGCCGAGGCCGGCAAGGCAAAGGCAATTGCCAAGACCCTGGAGGAGGTCGCCGGGGTGGCGAAGTCGGCCAAGCAGGCCGGGCGCACCATGGGTGATATTTTGGGTCTCGAGCGAGCACCCGATATCAAAACGGGAACAGCCGAAGAACGAATCGCGCCCGCCATCATCAAGCGCGACACCTCGATCGCCGATCCCTACATCAACAACGCGCAGCGCGTCGCTTATCCGGGAATTTACGGGGATCCGCGTGAGATCGCCGCCAATGCCGCGGCCCAGGTGGCGCCCGAGCATCCGGCGCTCAAGCAATTGTTCGGCGTCACCCGCCAGGATCTCTACGACATTGGTGAACAGGGTCGGCGCCAGGGCAACATCACCACGCCGCTGACATTCTCCGCGAAGCCGCGGCCGAACGAGGCTGCGCAGGGCATCATGACGCCGGCCAATGCGCAGCGGCTGATCGACGCCAACGCCGAAGCCTTGAAGCATCCCGAGCTCGTGCGCGGCATGGACGCCTGGTATGTCATGGATCCGATGTATCAGCGGATGGTGCAGCTGGTCGGGCCAGAGCGCGCCAAGGCTGAGTATCAAGCCTTCAATTCCACTGTGCCGCCGTTCTCGGCCGCCTCCGATGTGATGACTGAAATCAATCGCGGCACGGGCGCGAATATGTATCGCGTGCAGGGGCGATTCCCTGAGTACCTGCAATATGGCGGCAAGCCCGTGGCCGATCGGCCGCCCACCATGGGCGACCTCGCCGAAATGAAGGGCCACGCCTATCACTCGACGGCGCAGGCGCCGCCGGTCGATCGCTACATCCGCACGGGTCAGCACGGTTACGACAAGGACACCGTCAAGGTGCCGCTCTACAAGGATGCGCTGGGCGTACCGGAGACTGGTTTCCAGACCGGTCAGCCAGTGCCCGATGCACACTTCACGCGCGCCAGTGGCATGAGCGATACGCGCACGACGACTGATTTTGGCAAGTTCATGGGTGGCACCGAGTATCGCGAAGCCGGCCCATGGTTCGCCGAGCACGTTGCCAAGCCGCTTGGCATCGAAGCGGTGCCGGCGCAGGCGCGGACCTGGGGCGTTTTCTCTCCGATCACGGGCGTCGACACGCCGATCGGCGCGCCCAAGCTGGAATTGCACGCCATCCGAATGTGGGAGCGCGCCAAGCAACTCGGCATCGACCCGGAGACGCTTCGTGACCAGGTGCTCACTGGACAGCAGCACTCATCACTCGATGACGACTCGATGAGCCGCTACGGCTGATTTAACGCAAGGAGACTGTGATGACCCAATCCGCCCTCACTGTGACGCCGGAGAACCCGACCCCGCCGACCAACATGAGCTTCATTGGCACCACGCCGCCGACCGATCCGGCGCAGGCCTATTTCGACGACGGCGCGGCTGGCTCGCAGATCCTGTTCGCCGCCAAGGTTGCTGCGGCCGGATCCGGCACCAGCGTTGACGCCGAGGGCCGCGGCACCGAGACGTCCTACACCGTGGTGCCGCCCCCGACTGCCTACGATCAGCCGGTCGATACTGTGAGTTGTGGCTGCGGCCCCGCCTATTCGACCACGCCGAATGCCAATCACGCTAGCTACGTCGGCGCCACCACGCCGACCATCACCGGCTCGCCGGCACCGAACAACGTCGCCTCTGGTGCAGGTACGACCGCAATCACCATCACCGGCACCAATTTCACGCCATCGAGCAAGGTCTACATCGATGGCAAACTACAAAACGCCAACTACGTCAGCGCGACATCGCTGACCGTCGCGAACGCGCCGAAGCTTGGTGCCGCCGGCACCCGTTCCGTCGTGGTTACCAATGGGTTCAACGGCCCATCGTCCGCCGCATCCATCTGGACGTTCACCTAAGGGAGATCTGCCGTGACCGACAAAGACAAGAAGCACGATGCGCCCGTCGATCCCAAGTCAGTTGTCGCGCAGCAGCCGCCAGGCCAGCGCCACCCGCAACACGAGCCCAATACAGACCCGGAACACACCGAGAGCATCAACGAGCCTCCCGGCTCCGATCCAACGCCCTGGTACAATCCGACAGAGCGCGACCAGGCTTTGAACAAGGAGCAGGAGCGGAGGAATTACACGGCGGAGGATCAGGATCGGCGCCGTGAAGAGACTGCTGCGTCGAACAAGAAGACGCATGAGGAGGCCGAGGCCAGGAAGGCGCACGAGGAGAAGGAGGCCCAGGCCAAGCGCGAGCGCGAAGCAAAGGATGACGACAAGAAAAAGCACAGGTGAATCGTCATGAGCATCGAGAGCATCAACGAACCCGGCCGCAGTCGGCTGGTCTCGCACACGCCCGTCAGCATCAACGAGCCACCCGACCTGCCGGACAATGTGCCGGCGCCGGTCCTGACGGCACTGTCGCCCGACACCGCCGCGATCGGCGATCCTAGCTTCACGTTGTACGTCACGGGGGACAACTTTTTCCCTGGCTCGATCATCCTGTTCGGCGATGAGGATGAGCCGACCACTCTGGAAGAGGATGGCCGACTATCGACGGGCGTCGATATGTCGGTCTGGCATGGTCCCGACGTGCTCGAGGTGCGGGTCATCAATGGTGAGATGCTGTCGAACGTGTTGCAATTCACGTTCACCGAGGCCGGCACCACCGCCACCCGGCGCGCACGCACGCCTACTGCCGATCCCGATGAGCTCGAGGAAGAGATCGAGCAGGCGCGCGAGGACGATGAGTTCGCGCCGACGCATCCGCAGCACAAGCGGGGCCCATGATCGAGCTCGTCGAGGTCGAGCCAGGCAAGTGGCGCGTCAAGCGTGATCGGCCGGCACCCGCACGATCGGACCTGGCTCTGCCTTACGTGATTTCCGACACGATGCCGCCGACTGAACAGGTCGACGGCAAGTTCTATACCAGCAAGCGTGAATTCCGTGCCGTCGGCCGCGCTCTCGGCCTCACCGAGGTCGGTAACGAAAAACCGAAGCCACGATCGCGCACCGAGAACCGCGGACAAAAAGAAACCCGCCGACAGTCGATCAGGGGCGCGATCGAGCGCTACAAGGCAGGGCAGAGGGCAGGGCAGCGATGAGCGACCTCACCGACAGAATGCGAACCTGCGCCGCCTACATCATGAGCCGGCCGAACGATGCCCTGATGCCGACCGAGCATTTGCTCGACGACGCTGCCGATCTTTTGATCGCCGCCAGCAATGCGCTGGAGACGGCGCCGCAAGATCTCGGCGAGCCGATGGCGATCATCCCGCCGCAACCTACGCCGCGGCAAGCTGATGCCACGTCGCAACTGACCGCCGCGAGCAACCTGTTCGGCACGTTGCCGGATCATCCGCGCGCCTGCCCGAAATGCGGTAGCCACGAAGCCAACACGGTGCATCGCGAGGGCCCGAGATTGATGTTGCATTGCCCGGCCTGCGGCGAGCGCTGGCAGTTCAAGCCGCAAGCGCGGTGGACGTAATCTAACCAGGAGAAAATTGATGACCGACGTCACCGTTGCCCCCCAGGGCAGCGCGCCTCCGGCTGCGCCTGCGGCACCCGTCAACGAAGTCCCGATCAATCCGAACCCGACTTCGAGGCCGGCGCCGATCGGCTCGCAGGCGCCGCCGGCACCGACCGGCGACCTCAAGGGATCCGAACACAGGCCACAGAGCCGCAGGGAGGCGATCCAGGCCGCCTTTGATCGGGCCAATGGTCCGAAGCCGGCGCCGGAGCGGCACGCTCCCAAGCCTGCGCCCAAGGCCGCGGAGGCCAAGCCAGGCCACAACAAGCCGCCGGAGCCGGTTGAAAAATTCGACCTGAGAAAGCGCCCGGCCGA